ATCTACAGGAAAGTTGATGAATGTTATTGTCATTACAAATACAAAGGTTGTTATCATTCTTTCTTTTCCTTTACACAGATACCTACCATAGCATAGCTACCCATTGATGATTCTGTTGCACACCACCATTGTTTATTATGCCAGATCTTAGCAGGCTCACTACACTTGTTACAGACTCTTTCAGTTTTAAGTTTTATCATTTTTAATATCTTTTAACAGTTCAATATAATGTATTGCTTTATCAAGATCCTGAATACCATTCTTATCTTTCCATCTTAGTACATACTTGATCACATTACCTTCAATGAATGGAATGTTATTCTTTGTTATAAACTCTATAGGTTGAATCACATATTGTTTATAGTGATTACCTCCTACTTGTTTCTCTTTACTGTTCTTCATATTAATAGTATAGCATATTTTACAGAGAAAGTCAAGCTATTTACCATACTTTCTTTTTAAGTAATGTAATGGTACTGCACATTCATCGAATGATCCATTCACTACGTTGTGTAACATATACAATCCTCTCCAATGTTGGTTAGTCTGATGTGATAAGTAGTCTTCATCATGTAAATAACAACTACCACTGATGATAGCAGTCATCTGATTACCTACCGCATTCTGTCCGTAAGCTATTGAGTGTCCTTGTTGATGTCCTGCTATGCAGCTCATGTGTTTCTTAGTTAAGAGTGCGTTAGCAGAGGTTACAGGTCTACCCATGACACCACTAGCAAAGTAATGAGAATAAGCAACACCATCTATCTCAGTAACTTCAAGGAATGGTATTACATTCCATCCTGATTCTTTATATTGTAAGTCCTCAAATGAAATCAATCCATCTAACTTCCTATCATACTCAATTGCTGTTTTGATACGCTGCTCATGATTACCCATAGTCAGTACCATCTTAGGCTTATATAACTTTTTCTTAGCCTTAGCTAATCGTTTGTTTAATGCCTTCATAGGTGCTAACAATGTATCCATACCCTTAACTGCTGCACGTATGTCAGCCTTGTATGTCCTGCCTTCAAACGATTTCTTACCTACATCATAGCTTGATAAGCTAGGCATATCAGCAAAGTCACCTATCATTACGATAACGTTAGGTTGTTTATCTACTATATACTTACCTATCCATGTTAAATAAGATAAAGAAATCCCAGGCTTAACCTGGGTATCTCCGATTACTAAATGTTTATTGCGATCATTCATTTTGCATGCTCCTTAATCATTTGTTTATAGGCTGTTATCCAATCCTTTCTAAAGTCTAACCATAGAAAACCTTGCTTATTAGCCCAATCACCATATGATGTTTTACTTCGTTTAGTTATTTTATTAGATGGATTCATGAATAAGAATATAATCAATACCTCTGGATTACATTCTTTAAACCATACCATCTTCTGTCTTGTTGCTAAGTCTAACTTACCCTTTGCTTCTATGTATACATTCTTTGCCATCTTAAAGTCAGGATTATATTTCCTACCCTTCTCAGGCTGTGTGTATTCAATGACATCAGGTTCATACTTGACACTTGGGAAATGTTTCTTAAGCTCTGCCCAAGCCTTTATTTCTAACTTACTTTTGAATGTAGGCATCAAACCTCTCTTTCCAAATGTCGTCTTCATACTGTTGTATCCATAGGCAACTAGCATTCATAATAAACTCTTCATCATTACTATAAGCAGTACGCACTATATTAAACATTTGTTGATCTGTGTTACATTGAGCTAACATTTTCTTAGCTGTTTTATCACCAATCTTTTCAATACCTTTGATGTTATCAGCAGTATCTCCTTTAAGACATTGCTCAAAGAACAGTCTAAGTCCTCCGAGCTTTGTCTGATCAGTCCATTTGTCAGGCTTAACCCAACCCTTACCCTTAATCTCCCATGAGAAATGCTTACCAGGTATCATTAACATATCTTTATCAAGAGATACAATCACAGTAGGCTGACGTTTAGTAATGTAAACACCATCACCTAAGTATCCATCTTCTCCTCCTATATCTATATCTTTTGTCATTTCATACATTGATTGCTCAATACCCATAGCATCATCAGCTTCTATACCTTCTGGTGCTAACTCTGCACCCATCTTCTCTAATGCATAATCTCTTAAGGCACTCAGATGAATAGGTTTAGGTGCAGTTCTATTAGCTTTATACTCAGGGTATATAGTCTTTCTAAAATTAGATTTACTAGACAGGAAGGCACGATATTCTGTACACCCTGTCTTAGTAAGTAGCTCATCTAGTAAAGCCTCAGCTCTATAAACAGCAACGCCTAATGAATCTTTCTCTGCACTTGCAGCACATCGAAAGACTACTAGATCATGATCAATTAAAGCTATCATAATTATCCTTGTAAAGGTGGTAATTCTGTTAATTGCTCATCTAAAATATAATCATAAATAACCTCATCCATAGGTTCAATCTCAAGTAGAGGCGTTGTATCTGCCACTAAGTATTCCCAAGATTCTACAGGAGTTACTGCTGATTCATATGTATCTATTAGATAAGGATCAGATAATACAACAGGAGTTATAGTAATTACTTCTTCTCCTGGTATATCATAAACCTTATCTCTTGTAGATATAGCAATTAAAATAAGAAAAGCAACAAAGATCGTTGCTGCTCCTATAGTAGTTTTATAATTCTTTGTCATAATTTTCTCCTAAAAAGGTATTTCTTCTATTGAATTAAAAGTATCATCTATATTACTTGCTGCTTCCCCTAGTACGTAAGCTTCATACATTTTAGCTAATGATATAACATCATTCGCTGTTGCTACTGATGTATTACTACCTGCTAAACCAAGGGTACCTACAGCATTACTCAAAGATGATTGACGGACTATCATTACTTGCCTTGCAGCACGTTCTTCCTTAGTCTCGTAGTTACTTCCTGTTACACGAGTTGGAGCTACTGCCTTAGCTTGAGGAGTTGCTGCAGTACTATCATCACCACGCTTATCTGTGGTGGTTTCTGCATCACCTACTGCTGTCCATTGCCAATAACCATTAGCGTCTTTCTCTGTGCTAACGTGTACTACTTGACCCTTCTCCCAATTCTGGGCTGCTCTAAACACATTAGGGTTTGCGAATGACATGAGCTTTTTACTTTGTGCTTGCCCTTGATCATTCTTATACATGATCTCTAAGGACTGGTATTGTCTACCATTCTTAGCAGCATGTGTGTTTAAGCTTGAAACATCTACAACATTTACTTGCATATAAATCTCCTTATTAATTATACATCTACTACATTACCCCAGCTATTACCTAATTGAATATCAACCCTAACTGGGAGATTGAAATCTTTACCAAACAAATGTTTAAAGTTTGCTGGTACATTCTCGAATGACTCTTTAACAATTGGTACTATACTATTAGTATAACATATCTTGTCATCATAGTCAAGCATGATACTATCATGAACAGTATTAATTAATTTAACACCATCCAATTTGATTATCTTATTATATAAACTAACACGAACGATAGTCATAAGGTCAGCACCGAGTCCTTGCACAGGGTAGTTAAGGATTCGAGTGCGTGGATATTTTAGATTACCTTGACTATTAACTTCGGCTTGATACTTATACGTTCTGCCTGTTGGCATCACTAACTGATTAGTCTGTTTAACATCAAACATTATCTTATCATGCCAAGCCTTGAGGTCTTTATACTTATCATAGAACTGATCAATCACACCTTGCCAAAACCTCTCATCACCTATGTCTTTAAAGTTAGGATCATTAGCATAACTGAATGCACTACCACCATAGATTAATCTAAACACGAATGTCTTAGCAATCAGTCTACTAGGTAACCCAAACCTTTTTTGGTTATCTGCATGTTGATCAACTTGATTGTTAATCTCATTGATAGCAACCTTATCTTGTGATAGATAGGTAGCACAAATCCATTCTAATTGTTTTGCATCTGCGTTAAGTATCATATTATAGTCCTGCGTTAGCTTCTACACTACGTTTAACATACTGATGTAGTATAGTATCTGTTAGCTCATCCCGTGCTTCTTTCTTCATAGCACCTAGTACTGAGGCAGGTCCTTCTATTAGGATTAAATCACTAAACTCTTGTATAATAAAATGTTTATGTGCTTCTTCCTGGGCTTGTTGTTTTTCTTTAGCTTCCCATGCTTCTTCTTCTTCTGCAGTGTATCCATCTTGATTATTATATAACATTATGTTTCTCCATATCGTGAAGGGAAGAGAGTTTTTACCTCTCCATCAAAGTTCTGTAAGTTAGGCTTACTACTACTTAGCCTACCTGTTTTAGTTCTACATTGATTAAGTTGACCATGTAGTATACCATGTTTCCAGTGCATGTCATCAATCAATTGTGGTACACCATGATAGTATGTAGTCATACGTTTCTGCATAGTACTACGTGCTAAGATGATTCTTAGTATCTCTTTACCTTCCTCACTACGAGGTGTAAGCTTACGTAAGGTTTCTTCATTGGTACTAAAGAACCCTTCTTTCTTAAGCTCACTCTTAGATAAAGGATTTATTTTTCTGGGGAATTCTTTGTCTCTTTCTTCCCACTTATATTTGACTTCGCCAATCCGTAAGCCAGATTTAAAATGTCCAATGGGGCGTTGATAACGCTCTTTAATGAGCCCACCATAAAGAAAAGCAGATAGATGCTCACCAGAACTGGGATTAAAATCAGGGTAAGCATGATAGTTAAACAACTTTTTGTTAAGTTTGGATATTTGTTCTTCAAGTTCATCTCCTAGTACTTTAGATTTATCATAGTCATACTTCATACCATTGTATTCCATAGCTTGCAGCACTAATAAATCTTGGTTATGTAGAGCTATAAGTTTACGTAGATGTGGTTTCTCTTTTAATACTTTCATCTGTTCAACCATAACTTTCTCAGTTAGTTCTAAATCTTTCTGTAAGTAAGCAGACAGTAACTCTTCGGGTACTTTGTCTGTGTCAATACCATTCTTCCAGTAGTTCTCCTTAACCTCATCAAGCTTAGTACCTAGCTCATAGAACTCAGCAGTACTGTTCAATGAGGGGTAAGCATTCTCTTGGTTAGATAGTATGTACTGTACTAATTGACAGTCCCATATTCTTTTCTTATCAAAATTTATACCATATCTTTTTAGCCAGTGTAGATCAAACTTAATGTTAAACCCTACAAGCACATCGCACTTATCCACGGCTAATTGGATTCTTTCAAGTGATACCTTATAGGGGTCAACGGAGTATTCTATATCTTCTATTACAACTTGTTTCTCTGACAGTAAACCAACCATACATAGTTTGTTAGTCATGTCAAAGGGATTACCATTGTTACTGATAGTTGTTTCTACATCTAATGTTAAGTAACTCATATGTCTTCATACCTCGCTATGTTAGGTTTAATCATACACTGTTTGTTGCCATGTCGCAAGTCAGGCAGTGTATCATTGTCTCCTGTTAATTTATTTTTACTGATGTTAAGGAATCTCATGTTGCTTGTGTTGTCTTGTTCCTTACCTATGCCTAGTATCCAGTCAGCCTCACCTTGCTTCGCAGTCTTGCTACTGTCTACATCATCCATTGTTAGCCATACCTTACCTTCAGCAGAGCCGCCCGCTTGAGAGACGGCTATGACTGGAGCATAACCCTTAGCTATCTCTCTAGCCCATTGGTATATTCGTTTAAGTTCAAGGTCATACCTTTCATTCTTAAAGCCTTTTATCTTATCTATCTGATCAAAGATAATCAAGGCAGGGTTAGATTCTTTAATGATGGATTCAATCCGCTTGTAGCTACTTGAATCCTCGTAATCATATATCTTAATTCTATTACCAATAAGATTCTTATACTCTTCTTTGTACTTAGTTACATCTTTAAATAATATCTCACTAGTAACACCAAACAGTGCTTGGTAACAACGTATAGCAACCTTCTTACCTTGTTCCTCGTTGTTGAACCATAGTATGTCACCCTCTGTTTGTGTTACCATGTGTGTCATCTCACTAGCTAGGAAGGTAGTCTTACCTGTCTCTGGTCTAGCAAAGATGAATCCAAAGTCACCCTTACGTAGTGATCCTAAAGATTTATTAAGCCAGTCTAGTCTCCAACGTAAGCCTGGTGTAGCTATAGCTGAATCATATAGCTCACCAAGATCCATGTTGACTGTATTAACAGTATCTTGAGAGATGTCCTCAGCTTCAAACTCTTTCACCTTATCTAATAGGTCAGACAATTCAGCTGTACCATCTTCAACATCTAGTGCTACCTTAGCTAACTCACCTGCTATGCAGCGTTTCTTATGTTGATTAAGATAATGAACTGTGTTGTCTACATTAACTTCCATCTTTAGTATACGATCAAGACTCTCAGATAGTTCATTACGTTCACTCTCTTCTAATAGATAACTACTATGGTATGCTAATTCAAAGTCTATCTTGTTTATATTGTGTTGTTGATTAGCATCATAGTACTGATGTATAACAAGAAACAGTTTATATATATTACTAAAGTTATTCTTGATGTAATCAAGATTAATATACTTATAGTAATTATTATACTGAGCCCTGTCATTACAGAATAACTTTATTATTAACTCTTCAACCATTTTAGAATCTCCGTTTTGTTATATTCTTTAGGATCAAGTGGGGTAATGATAGCCTTGCTCGTGATACCTAAAGCTCTTAGTTTATTTCTTATACGTATAGCATCCTTAGCCTTATCTCTGTCAAGCCATACGTGTATTGTCTTATACCTTTTAATAAGCTGGGTCATCGACTGCTTGCTCAATGAGGAGCCAAGCAAGGGAGATGCACAGATATTTTCAGCATGACATCTAGCTATTTTAGTAGCAGATAAAACATCCTCTACTACTATTATTGTATCACCTTTTCCATATACTGTCAAGGGTTTAATACCCTGTGAGTAATATTTAATGTTACCAAAGCCAAAGTTTCTGCCTTGCCAGTAGTCTTTACAGCTAATTAATATTAACAGTTGCCTCGATGGAGACCAGGAGATACCATACTTTTCTATCTCTTGAGGGGAGATGCCGTAAGATAGCAACCATCTCATTGCTTTTTGTGGTATTTCTTTAACTGTATCAATTAACTTCCCTACACTTTTCATCTCATTGTTCTCCTTTTGTTTAAGTCTATCACGGAGTGATTGCGTGTCAGACTTTGGTTCAAGTTTACTGCAGCCAAAGCACCAGAAACCATTCTCATACTCAGCACGATTATCTTTACTACCACAGTGTGGACAAGGACCAAGCTTAAAAAATTTACTCATCTTGTTCCCAGTCTACTTGTATATCATCTTCATGTGTTAGATCTAATCGTTCCTCTGTAACAATCTCTACGTCTGCTTGTATTTCATTATAACATTTATTACACAGGTCAAGGTACTCACCTGTATTAGTGTGTTTTCGTGTTGATTCAAAGTCAGTTAAGTTTCTATCGCATGCTAAGCATCTCATAGTGTTCTCCTAGTTAGTTAAGTAACCCTAGTATAACATGTGAACCTACATAAAACAATAACATGATTAAAATAAAAGATATTATTTTAGCGTTATTCTTCATCGCCATTCTCTTTATTAAATTGGACTACAATTTTACCTTCTTCTGTAACAAGAAACTCCCAGTTAGTATGTCCAAAGGCTAGCTCACAAAATTCATCAAGTTTATCTGTATCAAATGTCATCATCGTCATTCTCCTTTAGTTAAATAATAACAAAAAAGGGACCGAAGCCCCCTTAGTGTAGGCACTTTTAAAATATTATCTCTTTAAAACGGCTCAGGCTGTTTCCAAGCCACCGTACCGAATAGATAATAAGTCATTACATAATAGAATCTTCTTTAGTTGGTTCATCATCGAAGCATGGTTCATCATCAACGTGTACTCTTAGATAAGTACTATGCTCTGATGGTATGTCATCACATGCTGTGTAATCATTTGTTTGTTTTATCGTCATCATCATTCTCCCATTTAGTTGTATCTTTATTCCAGATACCTACATACTGATAGGTGTCCTCACTATAGTTACTAGGTAACTCTACCCTTTGTAGAAACTCCATGATTTTACTATTGGACATGCCGTAAGGCATCTCATATTCAAGTTCAACTCTGATTACTCCTACCTTATGTTGATAGTATTCAGCAGAACGTACCTCTCTATGTCGCTTTATCATATACCTTCTCCTCATACTTAGGTGTCTTCATTATAAAGTCAAATGCTTTCTGTGCTAATGATGCTGCCTTAAGTATGTGTCTGTTATCATTCGCTAGTACCTTAAGCCATCCTGCTATGTACTCTGTATGTTGTAGCCTACCTTCTATGCCGTTAGCATTACATAACATGGCAGCACCTAGCTCAGCTACTAGCTCTTCGAAAGCATAGGCTTCATTACCAAACTTACCTTCATTAAGCTTACGATCAAGGCGGGTATCAGCACCAGTCCAGTGTGTCATCTCGTGTAACAGCGTAGCATAGTAGTCTTCAGAGGTATCAAAGTTTTTGAATGATGGCATGTGTATCTCATCCATTGATGGTATATAACAAGCGGACTGAAAGCCCTCTTTCATCTTAGCACCCGACTGTTTAATGATGTCATCTACATGATCCTTACGGAATCCTGTAGCTTCCCTAACAGGTAGTACTATGTTACCCTCTAGTGCATCAAAGTTAAACACACGATAGACTTTCATTACCCTAGCATTAACATCATCACCTGATACCTTATCCTTACCTATGAAAGGTTTATAAAAGAATACAGGTACAGATTTCATACCCTTTTTAATAGGATGATCAAGACCAGTGAAGGTCTTAGCTTGGTTATATGTACACCATTGAGTAGAAGCACCTACATCTTTTTCATGAGCGTGCATGTTTAACCACATCCAGTTACCTCCAGTGTAAGCACGTTTAGTTACTAGATTCATAGGTCTATCAACAGTCCATGACTTATACCATGCCTTAGGATCATCCTTCAATCCTTGAATAACTTTATCCGTTATCATCTTAGCTATTTCATTTGACTTCATTATCATCTCCTAATAGTTCTATTGAATCAATTTGAAAACCATATATATCTACTGGATCTAAGTTTTCAATTCTCCTCATAAAGATATTCTCTGCTGCATCTTTGTTAGGTGCTTCAATATCAGCACCATATGAGGCTGATTCACTAGCTGTTATATAGTATCTAGGCATTAGGAATCTCCTTTACTATTTTCTAAGTCTTCATATGCTTTAGCTGTATAATATTTTAACAGATGCTTAGTACGTTGTTTTTCAGGCATTTCTTTTATTTCATTATTGTCTCCAATAATGTTATCTAAATAATCTTCTAGGGCTTTACTAGGCATTAGTTATTCTCCATAAATTTAACTCGATAATCCCCTCTGTCAAGAGAGAAGCTAACATTTTTACTTGATACTACTTCATTATTATATTCATCACTATTAACAAATGCTATGTGATCATCAAGATAATCACAAGCATCTCCAAATGAGACATGTCCTACTGATAGTACATGAGACCACATTGCTATGTTCTCACTCTTAGTACACATTTCTATTTGATAAGCCATTATTGATTCTCCATAAAACGTTCATCTACTAATCGACATGCTTCCATTACTAGAGCATGACCTCTTAATTCAGGTTGATCACATCTTAACTCTTCTAGTGCATCTTCATAAAGATCAAATCTAATATCTTCATTGGTAATTAATGCCATAATGTTCTCCATGTCTTTTTGTTTTTAGATTCTTTCTCTATTAAGAAACGTTTGTGTTCTTCTTTAGCTACTAGTACATCTGTCATTTCTTTCATTGTGTTATAAATAGTCAAGTCTTCCATACTTTCTAAACTAAATAGTTTTAGTTCTTTTGTTTTCTTTATATAGCAGAGACAATGAGTATCTAATCTTTCTATAATTTTACCATAGATAAAATAATTAGAGTAGTCATTGCAAAATCTAATGCCAATAAAATATTTATTGACTAGCTTCTCTTTGTTCATAGTATTCTCCTTAAATTGTTGATCATGTGGTTTACTATTTAATAATATATCTAATAATGCGTTCAATGTCTTTCACTTGCTGGAGGTACTTCTAACATTTCTGGTACTCCAAGATGTCTACATAGTAAGTTATAACATGCTTGACCACCCTTAGAAAACCTATCATAATCATAGCCTAGATCTGATAGTAATTCTTGGACTGCTTCTAAATCTAAGTACTCTACTATGTTACTCATTCTTTATGCTCCCATATGTATTGTAACATATCTATTTGTGCATTAAGTGTAGCTTTACTTGCTTTATGCTGCACAGATGGATATTTATTATATACTTTATTAAAGTGATATGCATATACAAGATGTAAATCTTCGACAGTTAATTCCATAATATACTCCTAAGTTATAAGAAAAAATCAGCTCTCACAGAGAGCGAGCTGATTTCTTTCGTAATATTGCACATTCTGCTAATAATACTTTACGATTTAACTCTTCTGGTTCAGGATATTTATTATGAACTTTAAAGAATTCATAACAATATACCTCTGCTAGTGCTTCCATATTTAATTTAAAATCATTAATCATTTAATTCTCCGCATTTTGCTTAATAGAATAATATATCCTTGCTACGCTTGGATGACCGACCCTCTTCTTTCTGATGCAAGGCAAAGGTTTTTACATGCGAGTAGCTGCTTGCAGCACCGAGCATGTTTGTGTACAAAAAAAAAGGGAAGAGCCGAAGCCCCTCCCTATTTTTATTAACCTACGTTACTTGCAACTTGGCTGAGTGATGTTTGCTCAATTGTTGGGTGATTATTATACTCTGCGTTACGTTTCATTCTTGTTTCTCTTGCATCTTTCTCTGAAGCTTGGAAGTTAGTACATATATCTTTGAGTTTAGTCATTGCATTTGCTATTGTGTTGAGCTGTGCAAGACCTTCCATGCAGATGTCAGAACCATTAGCGAATTGATACTTCATGTTACGTAGTAGAGCTTCTATCTTTACTGTTTGTACTTTAGTACTTGGTGCATAAGTTCTACCTGATTGTGAAGTATATCCACCTAGAGTAACTGAATCGTTAAGTACTTCTAAGAACTTGTTATCGTTTGTTGTAGCCATTTGTAATTCTCCTAATTTATAATATTTTTATTAAAGGGAAAACGTACCCCTCGTGAAACAGCGGGTACGTATTCCTGTAGTATTATTAATATATTTCTATTGGTTGGACATAGTATGAATCACTGTTAAGTTCATCAGTATTTATGTAATAGTATGGATCACTAGATGAACCTGCCATTCTTACCAGTAACTCTTCTTCTCTTAGTGCATCTAACTCTAGTATATCTATTTCTGAGTTAGATACATACTGTAAGAATCTGTAGCCTTGATCAAACAAGTCATCTGATAATTCATCAACGACTTTGATTTGATTTGTATCGTGATTGATTATTTCCATGAAATTTAACATAACGTTCTCCTAATTAAAAAAAATAAAGTGTATGTTTAAGACACACACAACCATTAGGAACAGATAAGCGAACAATCGCCGATTTATAGTTCTTATCATGTAGTTTGTGATAAGAAGAATAAATCAAGAGTAGGTCGTGTTCTGTTACAATGATTCGTGTGTGTACGTGTGCCGAGACAAGACTCGGCTTGACTTTAGCCCATGATAATAATAGGAAGAATCTTACGTGCTTTGGGGTACCCACTTGTGGGTCAAAGTACGACAATCCTTTTTAGGATTGGTTAAGTTCTGGCATTATTATCTGGGATTATTTGGGGTACCCATGTGAAACCATGGGTCAAATAATTGGCTAGCCACTAAAGGCAATTAACCCCGTAAGTACTAACAGTAAGCACCGCAGGTCTAGCTCCATGCAATGGTCACCGAAGGTCATGACTTACGTACTTGTGGTTAGTTTATAATGTACAATATAACATATGATATAGTTATTATAGAGAGAGACTATATAACTTTATGCTATATAGTACTATTGTTTTAATATCAATAACATAAGGGAAGAATAGTATGATTAATTTTAATACACATTATTATTATCGTATACATGTCTCTCTACACAGAATTAATTAGCAAGACTAATAAGGACGATAGTCCTTTTCCACAGGTTTATGTGGAACCCCCCTCCAGGGGGGATTAGTCGCAGCATATACTAAATGAATTACAACTTAAAATTATCTAGGAGAAATCTTCGTCTTCGACTACTAGGTCGACAAAGGAGACCTCTTTGTCTTACGTCTTTTCTCTAAGGAGAAGAAGACTATGGGAATAGGATTCCTTTTTTGCAAGGAAGGATTATCCAGAATCAGTACGTGATAAGTAATACTAATCACCTAATTACATAATACCTATTGACTTTTGATTAAAAGTATGATATAATATTAGTATAATAAGTAATAATCAATAACATGTAACTAATGATATAATCAATAGTTTTAATAGTAGTTTATAATAGTATCATTGTATCATGTTATAATAGAGATTAATTAAATATGAAGGAGACCAAAGCTATGGCTGTAGATAAGAAAGTTAAACCTCATATGATGTATTCCAAAGCTGGTAAAGGAGTAATGGTAACTACTAAGAAAAGACATCTTGAGTTAAAAGCAAAAGGGTATAGTCATACTAAAAGTAAAAGCAAAGCTAAAGTTAAAAAGGTAGCTAAAAAAAGTATGAGCCTGGGTTATTAATGAGTATAGATTATAGAGGTGAAACATTTGCAGGTTATAATAAACCTAAAAGATCTACTAAAGGTAAAAAGTCTCATGTAGTTCTTATTAAAGATGGTGGCAAAGATAGAATGATTAGATTTGGAGAGGCAGGAGCTTCTACTGCAGGTGCTCCTAAATCAGGAGAATCAGATAAAATGAAAGCTAAACGTAAATCATTTAAAGCAAGACATCGTAAAAATATAGCAAAAGGAAAGACAAGTGCTGCTTATTGGGCAGATAAAGTTAAATGGTAACTAAGGATAAGTAATGGCTAATGATCAACAAGAAGAACCTATAGTTAATATATCTGGTTCTGGAAGAACAACTAAGAAAGGTTACTCAAGTAATCTACAGGTTAGTAAGAAGCTTGGTATAAGTAAGAAGCTTACTGTGACTCCTAGCTATGGTAAACAAAAAGGAAAGTATTCTGAATCTGTACGAGGTTCTGGAACTTCTGCAGGGGTTAATGCTCAGTATAAGGTTAATAAGAATGTAACTCTTAATGCTGGAGCACACACGAGTAAGTTTAAAGTAAAGGGCTCTGATTGGTCTAGTAAGAGTAAGGGCTCTTCTGCAAATGTAGGTTTAACCTTTACCTTCAAATAATCCTTGACTTTTAAGACTACTTGTGTTATAATATTAGTATGAGCAAAACATCATACAAAGATTCTATGGGCAGGTATAGAACTCAATCCCTCTTCTGGGAGATGAGAGACGTTATCAATGGTACTGCACCTATCTGGAGCATGAAGGACTATGATCTTGTAAAGGAAGGAATCACCTATCCCTCGTTAAAGAATTTATATATGAACTATTCCCACGTACCAGGATTTGAATATGATTTCGCAATGGAGCATTTTGGATCTTGGGACCACTGGTTAAAGCTATGCAATGATACTACTCCTGTTATAAAGGATATGATCAAAGGATGGCGTGATGAGTTAGATGTACGTATTAAAGCTAAAGGTATTAAAGCCATTATACTACATAGTCTGGATGATGACCCTAAAGGGTTACAAGCAGCTAAGTATCTTGTAGAGAAAGGGTATGCACCAAAACGAGGTAGACCTAGCAAAGAAGAAGTAGAAAGAGAACTCAAGGTAGATGCTAGGACTGCAAAAGAACATCAAACTGACTTAGAGCGTATTGGTCTTAAAGTCGTTAACGGAGGCAAGTAATATGGGATTTTCTAGCTTAGTAGCATCAGGACTAATCTCCAAAGTAGCTAAGATTGTACAAAACAAAGCGGCAGCAGGAACTATACCTAAGGGAACATCTGCAGTTACAGGAGCTAATAAGTCTGTAACTAATAGATCTACGGGTATGCAATCTAAAGGTGGACCACAACAACAAGCAGCATCAGGTAATATAGGTGTTGTTAGCCAAGGAATGGTTAACCCAGAAGTACAGAATGATGATGTTGTATTACCCTATGCTAAACTATAATGGCTTTTATGACAAAGGGCAAGAGGGACTATAAGAAGGAATTAGCTTGGGAAAAGAAAAAGAAACCAGGACGAGTCCTAGATAGAGCTAAACGTAATGCTGCAAGAAAGCTAGCAGGACTAAAAGTGGGAGACCCTAGACAAGTGGATCATAAAGATAATAACCCTAGAAACAATAGTAAATCAAATATTCGCAAAGTTGCGGCTAAGACTAATCTTAAAAAAGAAGCAATGAGGAAAAAACGTGGCTAAAATAACATTACCTACCATTGGATCAGGATACGCTAGTAATACTACATTCAATACTGCATTTGATTCCATAGAATCCGAATTCCAAAATAAAATACTATATCGTAATAATCCTGCTGATGAACCAAATCAGATGGAAAATGATATAGACATGAATAGTAATAGTATTAACAATGTTAATAATATTTCAATGACAGGGGCTATTACTGTAGATGGTGTTGACTATACCGCAGAGATGTTAAGTATTTATAATAATTACTTAGCATTAATAAACAGAGTAACAATTAGTACAGATGCTCCTTCAGGTGGTACGAACGGAGATATTTGGTTTAAAGTATTAGCTTAATTAATTAGGAGAAACAAATGGCAGCTTTGTCAGATTATACAGAAAAGTTATTGCTAGATTTTGCAATGACTGCAGGAACTGCTACTCGCCCAACAGCGTGGTATGTGGCTCTATATACAGGTGCACCAAGTGATTCAGGTGGTGGTACAGAAGTTTCAGGTAGTGGTTATGCTCGTCAAGCAGTAACATTCTCGGCAGCAGCTACACCAGGTGGTACAACAGCAAACACAGGTGCGGTATCTTATACTGCTTCAGGTGGAGCTTTTGGAACAGTAGGATGGATTGGTATTCATGATGCTTCAACTGCAGGTAACTTACTTTGGCATGGAGCAATGACTGCAGCTAAGACTGTAGATGACGGAGATACTTTAGAATTTTCTATTGGTAATATCGACTTAGCATTAGCTTAAGGAACTGTCATGGCTGACGGCTTCCGAATCCTAGAAAATGGTGATAGCAGGATAACTGAAGCTAGTGTGTTCCGAATCACAGAAAAGTATGTTGAAGTCTTTAGTAGTCTATCAGCTACAGGTTCTTTAATAGCAGACTCTGATTTAACTGCTTTTGGTTATACAAGTTTAACTGGTACTAGCTCAATAGCAAGTATAGGTTTAAGAACTCAATCTGGAGCAAGTTCGTTTATAGGAGTAGGCACAGAGAGTACTCTTCCTTCTTTAACACAAGTAACCGATAGTTCTCTAAATGCTACAGGAACAATAAGTAGTATAGGTATAAGAATACAATATGGATTAGGTAATCTTGCTAGTACTGGAACGATAACAACAGTACCTAGTTTAACTCAAGTAGCCTCTTCTAGTTTAGCTTCAACAGGTAGTCATGCTTCTATTGGAGTAAATACTTTATTTGGAAGATTTAGTGGCTCAGCAGTGGGCACACTTACCTCTACAGCTATACTAACATTGTGTGGACTTGTTGATTTATTAAGTACTGGCTCTGTAAGCTCAGAAGCTATTATTAAAATATTTGTCTCTACAGAGTTAGTTGGTACTGGTTCTCTTACTGCAGTAGCTTTAAATAAGGTACCAGGTATAGCAAGCTTAAGTGCAACAGGATCCATAACTGCCAAAGCTACTGAGTCTGATGATTTTAATATGTATGTTAAAGTAGATGGAGTTTGGAAAGAAGACATACCATTTGTTAAGTCTGAAGGTGTTTGGGTAGAACCACAAGAAATATATAAAAATGTTGGTGGTGTCTGGCAAAGGGTTTACTTACGATGACAATATATTATGGACAGTTTTCATCACAGACAATAACAGATGCAATAAGACTTACTGAAGCAGAGGACATACGTATTACTGAAGCAGGTGATACACGTATTACTGGTGAGATAAAGACAAATTTTACACAAAGTTTCTTAACAGCTACTGGAAATATAATAGGCTTTACAGATAATGCTTATGTAAAATATGAAGGGAATTGGGAATCTTTTGTTCCTTATGTTAAAGATGTAGGAATATGGAAAGAACCAGCAAGTATTTATATTAAACAAAGTGGTGTTTGGAAAAGGGTATATTAAATGGCAAATGTAAAAATATCAGGGTTAGCAGCAGCAGCAGTAACGGCAGCTGCAAATGAATTTGAAATTAATGAAGCAGGTACCTCTAAAAAGGTAACAGGTCTTCAGATTTTAACCTATGTATTCAGTCCTAATGACATTGAAATGTCAGGAACAGGATCACTAAAAGTTCCTACAGGAACAACAGGAGAACGATCTGCTTCAGCAGCTAATGGGATGTTTCGATATAATACCTCTCTTGCTGAATTTGAAGGATATGCTGCAGGTGCCTGGGGATCTATTGGTGGAGGAGCATCAGCTAATGGAGCAATCTACGAAAATTCAGATACAATCTCAACAAATTATACAATATCAACGGGAACAAATGGCATGAGTGTAGGACCAATGGTAATAGCAGGTGGTGTAACAGTAACAATTCCAAGTGGACAACGATGGGTGGTACTATAAATGACTACATTATTTAATGCGGATACAAGTGATGGATTAAAAATAACATCAGACACAAGTGGTGAAATAGCACTACAATCTGCTGGAACAACGATTGCTACAGTTA